ACTGGGAAAAATTTGAATACCCTAAAGCACTTAGTAAAATTAAAAGTGTTTTTGATTGGAATAACTATCCTGACAATTTTAAAGAACAATGGTATAACTATATAGAGAATGAATTTAAAGCTAGAGAAGAAGGGTTTTCGTTCTATAATAATGGTACCCCTACTTACGTTACTGGTTCTCACTACATGTACTTGCAGTGGACCAAGATTGATGTTGGGGCCGCAGAGTTCAGGGAATCTAACAGATTATTCTACATTTTTTGGGAAGCCTGTAAGGCCGACAGTAGATGTTACGGTATATGCTACCTCAAGAATAGACGGTCTGGGTTTAGCTTCATGGCATCATCAGAGACTGTTAGCCAGGCAACGATATCAAGCGATGCTAGATTTGGAATTTTATCGAAGACGGGTGCTGATGCAAAAAAGATGTTTACCGACAAGGTTGTACCCATATCCACGAACTATCCGTTCTTCTTCAAGCCGGTACAGGACGGGATGGACAGGCCGAAGACCGAGCTTGCGTACAGGGTCCCGGCGTCGAAACTAACTAGAAGAAAAATAGAATTAAACGAGCAACTAAAAGATATTGAAGGATTAGATACTACTATTGACTGGAAGAATACAGGAGATAACAGCTATGACGGTGAAAAACTAAAGTTGTTAGTACATGATGAATCTGGTAAATGGGAAAGACCAGATAATATATTAAATAACTGGAGGGTAACTAAAACTACACTAAGGTTAGGTAGCAGAATAGTAGGTAAGTGTATGATGGGATCAACATCAAATGCATTAGATAAAGGAGGCGAAAACTTTAAAAGATTATATGAAAATTCAAACGTTACTAAAAGAAACCGCAACGGACAGACTAGCTCAGGATTATATTCTTTGTTCATACCTATGGAATGGAACTACGAAGGATTCATTGATAAATATGGAGTACCTATATTCGATACACCGGAAAAACCTGTAATTAGTATAGATAAAAGCGAAGTAGATATAGGTGTAATAGATTACTGGCAAAATGAAGTAGATGGTTTAAAAACAGATCAGGATGCTTTAAATGAATTTTATAGACAGTTCCCAAGAACTATGCAGCATGCCTTTAGAGATGAAACTAAACAATCTTTATTTAATTTAACTAAAATCTACGAACAAATAGATTACAATGAAGACATTAAACACTCAAGTCTAGTAACACAAGGTAATTTTCAATGGATGGGTGGTGTCAGAGACACAAAAGTAATGTTTGTGCCAAATAACAAAGGAAGATTTTTTGTTTCTTGGGTGCCTGATAATAAAATGCAAAACAGAATGATTTTAAAGAATGGAGCTAAGTATCCAGGCAATGAACACTGTGGCGCATTTGGATGTGATAGTTATGACATATCCGGTACAGTTGACGGTAGAGGGTCTAAAGGATCTTTACACGGGCTAACTAAGTTTTCTATGGAAGACGTACCACCTAATATGTTTTTTTTAGAATATGTTGCACGACCTGATAATGCAGAAACATTTTTTGAAGATGTATTAATGGCTTTAGTGTTTTATGGAATGCCTATCTTAGCAGAAAATAATAAGCCTAGATTATTATATTATTTAAAAAGAAGAGGCTATAGAGGTTACTCAATAAATAGACCTGATAAAAATTATAATAAATTATCTGTTACTGAAAGAGAAATTGGAGGTGTACCAAACTCCAGTGAAGATATGAAGCAGGCACACGCGGCTGCAATAGAAAGTTACATAGATTCTTATATTGGATTTAATAATGATGCTTATGGTGATATGTACTTTTTAAGAACTTTAAATGATTGGTCTAAATTTAATTTAAATAATAGAACAAAGTTTGATGCATCTATTAGTTCTGGCTTGGCAATAATGGCTTGTAATAAAAATAAGTATGCTCCTTCGGCTAAAAGAGTTTTTAAGCCTATGAGTTTAGGAATAAAAAAATATAACAACGATGGCTTTACATCAAAAATAATTCAAAAATAGATGGTTTACACAAATTATAACAGTTCATTCCCAGATCAGGTAGTACCAGATTCAGTAAAGAATAGTTATGACTATGGATTGCGAGTGGCTCAAGCCATTGAAAACGAATGGTTTAGACAAGATACAGGCGGCGATAAATACTTACAAAACTTTCAGAACTACCACAGCTTAAGATTATATGCTAGGGGAGAACAGCCTGTTTCAAAATATAAAGATGAATTGTCTATTAATGGGGATTTGTCTTATTTAAATTTAGATTGGAAAATTGTTCCGGTAATTCCAAAATTTGTGGACATTGTAGTAAATGGTATGATAGATAAAGGATATACAATAAAATCTTTTGCTACTGATCCATTTGCTATAAAAGAAAGAACTGATTATGCTGCTGCTATAATGGAAGATATGTATGCTCAATCTTTTGTTGAAAATATTAAAAAAACAACCGGTGCAAACCTTTATAATACTTCGGATCCCGAAAATTTACCAAAAAGCAAAGAAGAATTAGATTTAGTAATGCAATTAAGCTATAAACAATCTGTTGAAATTGCTGAAGAAGAATTAATAGAAAATGTTTTTAATGCTAATAAATATGAAGAAGACCAAAAAAGAATTGCATATGATTTAGCAGTATTAGGAATTGGGGCATGTAAAACAAGTTTTAATTTATCAGAAGGAGTTACGGTTGATTATGTAGATCCCGCTTCAATAGTTTATTCTTATACAGAAGATCCTAACTTTGAAGACATATATTATGTAGGTGAAGTTAAAAATTTAAGCTTAGCTGAAGTTAAAAGACAATTTTCTAACTTAACAGATATTGAATTAGAAGAAATACAAAAATATAAGGGGCCTTCACAGTATAGTAATTATGTAAGAAACTTTGCGGGAGGAGACGATAATAATTTAGTTTCAGTTTTATATTTTGAATATAAAACATATACTAATCAAGTATTTAAAATTAAAAAAACAGATCAAGGTCTTGAAAAAACAATTGAAAAAGATGATTCATTTGATCCACCAGAAAATGATAATTTTGAAAGGGTTTCTAGAAGTATAGAAGTTTTATATACAGGAGCTAAGGTTTTAGGAATGAGTAAAGTTTTAGATTGGAAATTTGCAGAAAATATGACAAGACCTTTTTCTGATACTACTAAAGTTAATATGAATTATTCGATTTCTGCGCCTAGAATGTATAAAGGTAGAGTAGATTCTTTAGTTAATAGAATAACTAGCTTTGCAGATATGATTCAACTAACACATTTAAAATTACAACAGGTTTTATCAAGAGTAGTTCCAGATGGGGTTTATTTAGATATGGATGGTTTAGCAGAGGTGGATCTTGGTAATGGAACAAATTACAACCCAGCTGAAGCTTTAAACATGTACTTTCAAACGGGTAGCATTGTTGGTAGATCTTTAACACAAGATGGCGAATTAAATAGAGGTAAAGTACCTATACAAGAATTACAATCCTCTAGTGGTCTTGCTAAAATTCAAGCTTTAATACAAACTTATCAATATTACTTACAAATGATAAGAGATACAACCGGATTGAATGAAGCTAGAGATGGAAGTTCTCCTGATAAAAATGCTTTAGTCGGATTACAAAAAATGGCCGCAGCTAATTCAAATACGGCAACAAGACATATATTAAAATCTTTAATGTACATTACTATTAGAACTGCTGAGAATATTAGCTTACGGGTAAACGACGCATTACAATTTCCATTAACTCGAGAATCTTTATTAAATAGCATAAACAATTTTAATGTTGCAACTCTAGAAGAAATGGAAAAAGTAGCTATGCATGATTTTGGAATATTTTTAGAACTTGAGCCAGACGAAGAAGAAAAACAACAATTAGAACAAAATATTCAAGTTTCATTACAACAAGGAGGTATTGATTTAGAGGATGCAATTGATATAAGACAAATTAATAATTTAAAATTAGCAAATCAATTTTTAAAAGTAAAAAGAACTCAAAAGCAAAAAAGAGATCAAGAAATACAACAAGCTAATATAGCTGCTCAGGGAGAAGCAAATGCAAAAGCATCGGAAGCGGCCGCATTGGCAGAGGTTCAAAAACAACAAGCTTTATCTCAAACAAAAATGCAATTAGAAAAAGCTAAGTCTGACTATGAAATACAAAGAATGGAACAAGAAGCTTTAATTAAAAAACAATTAATGGCTGAAGAGTTTAATTATCAAATGCAATTAGCCCAAATACAAGCAAGAACAACTACACAAAAAGAACAAGAAATAGAAGATCGTAAAGATAAAAGAGTTAGGATTCAGGGAACTCAGCAGTCTGAACTTATAGATCAACGTCAAAACGATTTATTACCCAAAGATTTTGAATCCTCAGGAAACGATAATTTAGATGGGTTTGGCCTAGAACAATTTGGCCCAAGGTAATTTTTATTAATTAATTTTATTATATCATGTCAACAGAAGTAAACCAAGAAGTAAAACAAGAAGGGGAATTCAAAATAAAAAGTAAAACCCCAAAATTTAAAGATTTAGGTAAAGTATCTAATGTAACAAAGATTGATTTAAGTAATCTTCCAGAAAAAGAAGAAACTAAAAAAGAAAAAACAAATGCCATTCAAGAGTCAAGCACAGAGGAAAGCGTGTTACGCACAGAACAACCCGGAGTGGGATTGCAAGAAGTGGGAGAAACACACGAAGAGCCAATCGCTGCCGGTGAGGATGCTTCGGAAAAAGTAGATACTCCCTTGCAACAAATAGAAGAAAAAACAGAAATTAAATCTAATACACCTGTTAAAACAGAAACTGTTGTTAATACCTCTTCAGCACCTGAATTACCAGAAGGAATAAATAAGCTTTTAAAGTTTATGGAAGATACCGGAGGTGATGTGCAAGATTACGCTAGATTAAATGCTGATTATTCTACTGTAGATAATACTACATTAATTAAAGAATATTATAAACAAACAAAACCTCATTTAGATTCAGAAGATGTAAGCCTTTTATTAGAAGACTTTAGTTATGATGAAGAATTAGATGAAGATAGAGATATACGCAAAAAGAAACTTGCGTTTAAAGAAGAAGTTGCAAAAGCCAAAAACTTTTTAGAGGATACTAAGAGTAAATATTACGAGGAAATCAAGTTGAGACCTGGTGTAACTCAAGACCAACAAAAAGCTACTGACTTTTTTAACCGATATAAAGAAGACGAACAAGCTAACGAGCTCGTTAGAGAGAACTTTATTCAAAGTACTAATAATTATTTTTCCAATGATTTCAAAGGTTTTGATTTTAAATTAGGAAATAAAAGTTTTAAGTACTGTGTTAAAGATCCATCTA